ATGGAAATAGACATTGCAAACATGGTCAGCGCCCTCGGAACTTTGGCGGCTGCCTATTTCGCCTACAACCAGTACACTAAGAACAAGATGACGGATTAAAAAGTGGAGTACTTCAAGAAAGAAGAGGAAAGGAAAAGTTACCGTAGGAGTGAGAACTCGGCCAGGGTATTCGGTGAGCTTTGGAGGGTTCTTTATGAAACGAAAGCGGACCGGGTGTATATCGTCCAACCTCATCCTTTGGGACATGTGGCGTTCCTTAGTATACAGTTCGAGGTGAAGCGTAAGGGCATTGCCGGTATGCGTGAGAATGTCCAGTCGCTTCCCATGAGTGAGGTGGCGGTATTTGCGAAAAGCCTTGCGGAGAATCTTTTCATGTTCTATTCGGATATTGACAGCCAGGTCAAGGATAGGGTTGTCAAATCATTACTCTCGACGAACGGATGCCGCAGTGTTGCCATCAAGAGGCTCAATTCCTCCCAGGATTGGGTTGGCAATATCTTTTGTGAGTTTACTGATGATACCGGGATGGGTGAGGACGAACTTCACAAAGTATTGCATGAGGCGGCGGTGAATATCCAGTACATCCTTCCGGAGTTCAGGGAGGTCAAATTATGAAAAAGGAAGGTGTTTCACAACGGCTCCCTTTCCCTTAATACTACACAACTTAAAGTTTAAACAAAGGCGTTTGCAAATATATTGTATTTTTATGTAAAACCAAAAATCAAGGAGGAAAATAAGAATGGCGAATGTGTATAAATTAGCGCCGTGGATTCTCAAATGGGAAGGCGGTTTTGTAAATGACCCTGACGATTTGGGAGGGGCTACGAATATGGGTGTGACTATCGGCACGTGGAAATCATGCGGCTATGACAAGGACGGTGACGGTGATATAGACGTGGATGACCTGCGTCTGCTTACCCGTGAGGATGTCGTTAACCGGGTGCTCAAGCCGCATTATTGGGACAGATGGAAAGCTGACGATATTAAATCGCAATCAGTTGCTAATATCCTTGTCGATTGGGTGTGGGCATCCGGTGCGCATGGGATAAAGATACCTCAACGCTTGCTTGGTGTTACTGTGGACGGAATAGTAGGTCCTAAGACACTTGCTGCGGTGAATGCCAGGAACCCGCGTGAGTTGTTCGACATGATTAAGCTTGCACGGTTCGACTTCATTGAGGATATATGCAGGAAACGTCCGGCTAACAATAAATTCAAGAGAGGCTGGATGAACCGTATAAATGACATTGCCTATGTTGGCTAAGGTTATGAACTGGGTAAGCCGGCATATATTGCTGGCTCCTTTCATGTGTCTGTTCCTATTGTTATCATGTGGCAGCTCTCATAAAACTGTCAAGTCCGATGCAGAAGTAATCAGAAAGGACAGCACGAGTGAATCGGTCGATATCGTACATGGGGCAAGTACCTCTTTGAGCGAACTCATTACCGCTAATGGTAACTATGTGATTGATTTCCGTATCTATGATACAAGAAAACCGCCCGACAGCCTGACCGGGAAATCTCCGTTATTGGCTGACGGTCATGTAGAAGGTGATTTCAATAAGAAGGAGGATAGACAGACGGTAGTAGCCGATACTACGAGTGTCAAGGCTGATAAAAGAACCATTTCCAATACCCGTCAGGAAAAACGGTCAGAAACTATAAAAGAAAAAAAAGAATCCACCTTGCTTAAACAAATTGGTTTTGCTTGTGTTTGTGTAACCGTTTTGATTGTCGTTATGCTGATAGTAAAACATTGGCGCAACAGACAATCTTCATCATAAGACTTTAAATTTATAAATTGGACTGCTCTGGCTTGCGAAAGTCGGGGCAGTTTTATATGTTTACTGTACAATGCAGTATTTATAAAATATCCTTGTATTTTTTCAAGGCATTGCTCTTCATTTCATTCTCCTCCTTGGTTAGGGCGAACCCCATATACTTGCAGGTATGGTCGTTACGCAGGATACATATACACATACGCTTATAGGTGGGAATTTCTCGGAACTCTTCTATGTCAATGTCATCCAGGTAGTCCATTCGTACTGGTTTCTTGTCTGTCCTATAGTTGGTGCTGTCACCTACCTGGATGGGGATATTGCGGTCTTTCAGCTTCTGTATGACTTCATCACTGAGAACTCCACCCTTTTCCTTCCAAAATTTGATACTGGTTTCCAGCTTGGCCTGGTATCTTCTCCTGGTATGTTCCGGCAGGGTCGAAAGCAGGAATTCTATGAATGACTTCCAGGTATATCCATCCGGCAGACGTATCGCTCTCCTTCCTGCCGCACGGGTATTGCCGTAAAGTCCGGCAAAGCCGACTCCGTTTACACGTCCTATCATCCGTCCCCAAGTATTGGGGTCAATGACTTTATACAAGGCAAGGCTCTCAATGGCCTCACTGATGAATGGACTTGCCACCCGTTGCCGGTCAAGGCTTACCCCGGCTTGGTAGTAGAGGTCGTATAGTTTATTGTAATCCCATCGGAATTTGCCGTTGGCAATCCATATATCCTCCGTTTTCCAGTCGAACAGTGGGTATAGGTTATACACACCCTCACCGATTTTCGTGCTCCATTGGTAATCCTTATATTGCTCTTTCACACCTCGATAGATTGTGCGCCAACGGTTGTAGCTTTCTTGGGTACGTATGCCCACCAGACAGCAGGTACGCCGTGCAGCTTTCCGTTGATGGAGCCAACGGGAAAACTCTGTCTGAAATTCATAGTCCCACATCCTGCGGTTATAGAAAGGGAAATCGTCTACAGTCATTGCGTCCTCCGGCATTTCTCTGACCCATGCTTCCTTTTTTGCTTCGTCCCAGGGACGCCAGTAGTTCTGGTACATGGAGGTACAGGTCGTTACACGGAAAGGCACGCAGACACGGTACACGTCCAGCATGTCCTTGTTTGCCTCCAATACCCGGTCCACATAGTCAATGGTCATACTGTACTGTATCTCATAGTCCATGTGGAACACTCCAATCCTGCGCTTCAGCCGGTTCCTACGCATATAGTCCAGACATAGGTTCAGCAACACTCCGCTATCCTTTCCACCTGAAAAGGAAATGTATATATTGTCGAACTCTTTAAAAATCACTTCCAGTCTTTCCTGGATTAATTCATATACATTCTTTGGGCTCATATGGTGTAAAAAATTATAAGTAGTGACAAAATTAATGCAAAGCCTCAATATTTCCTATAACTTCGGCTTCTATATCATTTGTAATTGGCTTCAATTATCTATATTTGTGCAGGCTAATTCATAAAAACATAAATAGCAATTATGGCAGAAGAAAGTAAATATTCCTATGACGAGGAATCCGTCAAGGCAATAATCGAATGGGCACAGACAACCCAGTTACCCAAGGAGGTGATGCTAAGTGAGGCAGAACATATTTTTGACACCTCTATGTATGTTAATGCGAATATCTGCGATATTAAGCAGCACTATCCGGATGCTTTCTACAATCCGGCCATTGATAGATTGTATCGGTTGAAGGAATTTATTGAGTCAAACAATTAACTATATAGAAATGACATTTCCTATTTTAGACATAGAAAAAAGTAGCGTTGAAAAATATTTGAGTAATATGGTTCAAGACTCAAATCATCGCTTTAAATCATGGGAATATTGCTATACGGCATTCGGTAATTTAGATTCAGTAGACTATTTATCTCTTCACCTTGCTTTTTATTTAGCGAGTTGGGGAATGTATAGAGGTAGTTGTGGAATACTTTGGAAAGATTATACGATTCATATGGATGCCGTAAACATAATAAGGAAATTTCATTCCCTACGAAAAGAATGGTTTACAATGGATGATGTTTCTCAAATAATGAAGTTGTACAATGCGCTCAAAGATTACTACAGTAAAATCACATATTATAAACCGGAAAATAAGACTTCATCCTTAAACCTTGCTGCGACAGATACTCTGATTACTAAAATCATGTTGGGAACCATTGGCTGTGTTCCTGCATTGGATGACTTGTTTAAGCGGGCATTTCATTGTCAAGGCAAGCAGTTTGACGAAGAATTATTAAAGCGGATAATTGATTGTTCTCAGAGCAATAAAGATACAATACAGCAATGCCAAAGATATATTTCTGAAAAACTTCACTACCACTATCCATCAATGAAAGTTGTAGATATGTGTTTTTGGCAAAAGGGATTCGATGATTTAAAAAACAGAGTAACCAAGAATGGCAAAATTAGATGAGGTTTTAAAATTAGTGAGATTATACGAAGAGAAGTATCGTCACCCAAGTCTTACACGTTTTTCAGTTAGTAACAAGTATGATTTGTTTCCTGGGAAAGAGAATATGGAAAACTGCTGGCCCCAATGCTACCCATATGCCGATAGGCCTGGAGTCTATTTGATTATGGACGATAAGGACAATGTGCTATATATAGGTAAATCATCCGTTGCCATTGGCAGAAGGCTTGGAAGTTATTTTTGTTATGATGGTGAAGGGAAATGCCGGGTTAGAAGCCCTTATTGGAGCACGTCACCTAAATATATTGCAGCTATTGCGGTTCCATTTGATTCGGCTTTTGAATGTGCCGCTTTAGAAGAATTCTTATTAGCCAACGTGCAGACGACTGATAATTCCATTTTTCAAAGATAAAAATGAATATGACTTTTTACCTAAAAAATCGGAGATTTTTAGAAAGAGTTGCATAATGAGGAGAGAGGGCTTGAAATCAGCGAATTAATCGGAGTATCTTATATTCCCTTTTGAAAAACGACGCTGCAAAAGGCAGATTTGGGCGAGAGTTCCGTTACCTAATCGTTACCTTGCCAGGAGCCTCTAAACCGGCAATATAAACGGTTATTTTTCAATGGTTTGCGTTATTCTTCATAACCCGAAATTACTCGATGAATAGTAATTTTGTAACAAAAATAATCGAGTTATGAGGAGTACCTTTCGAGTTCTGTTCTACACCAAGAACCGGGCCATTAAAAATGGCCGTGTCCCCATCATGGGGCGTATTACCGTCAACGGGACGGCGGCGAGTTTCAGCTGCAAGCGTGATGTTCCCCTTGCGCTTTGGGATGCCAAGGGCAACTGCGCCAAAGGCAAATCCGAGGAGGCAAGGCGGTTGAACCAGGAACTGGAGAATATCAAGGCGCAGATCGGCAAGCACTACCAATATCTCACGGACCATGACACGTTTGTGAGCGCGAAGAAGGTCTATGACCGTTACAACGGCTTTGGCGAGGACATCCATTCATTGATGGAGATCTTCAATATCCAGATCCAGGATTACAAGCGGCAGGTCGGCAAGACCAAGGCTCAAAGCACCTACCAGGGGTTGTTGGATGAGTACAAGTGCCTGTCGCATTATCTGAAGGACAAGTTAGGCGCGGAGGATGTCCCCCTGATGTCGCTGGACGTGGATTTCATCAAGAACTATTACAACTGGATGCTGTCCGTGCGCGGGCTGGCCAAGTCAACGGCCTTCGAGCGCGTCAACACGTTGAAATGGCTGATGTACCTGGCCATGGACGAGGGATGGATCCACAAGCACCCGTTCAAGAAGTTCACATGCAAGCCGGAATACAAGAAACGTCCTTTCCTCTCGGAGGAGGACCTGCAACGCGTTATCAGCGTCAAGCTGAGCTACAAGCGCCAGCAGGCCATCCGGGACATGTTCGTCTTCATGTGCTTCAGCGGACTGGCCCATGCAGATTTGAAAGAACTAACTTACCGGAACGTCCACACGGATTCGGACGGCAACATCTGGCTGGTTGGAAACCGTGTGAAGACCAAGGCGGCCTATGTTGTCAAGCTGCTCCCGATAGCCGCCGAGCTGATCGAGAGATATAGGGGGGTGAACGAATTCAAGGTCTCCCCGGACAGGGTGTTCCCCGTGGGGGATGTGGGGAGCATGGAGAGCAGCCTGAAACGCATCGGCGAGAAGGCCGGCTGTAGCGTCCGGATCAGCCCGCATGTCGGACGTCATACCTTTGCGACCCTGGCCCTGACCAAGGGCATGCCGCTTGAGACCCTGCAGAAAGTCCTCGGGCACAAGACCATCATCTCCACGCAGGTCTACGCCGAGCTGGTCAATCCCAAAATCGGGGAGGACACGGACAGGATGCGTGAGAAAATCGGCGGGATGTTCCGTCTGGCCAACTAAAAAGAAGGGATGCTTATCCGGCGAGTCCGGTGAAGCATCCCTTCTTCTCTTTCCTTACAACCGGTTATCTGGCGTATTGCCTGTAGTTCCGGTAGTTTTTCCGTAATGTCTCATACAGCGCGCTTTCGGGGTAGAGTATCTTCCCTCCGATGGTCGTATAAGGTATCGCCCCTTCGTCACGCAGCGTCTGCAGGGTTCTTTTGGAGACATGCAGCAGTTCGCATACATCCTCTCCCTGCAGGTAGTGTTCGTCCGCGATGGCGGGACGCATCCTCGCGGTGGCATCCTCAAGCGATCTGCCGATCCGTTTTATCCATCCGGCCAGTTCCTTGAACTCGTCCGAATCCTTCGTGATGATTTCTGCCATTATTCCCTTTTTTTTACCAGTCCTTCCTCCAGTATCCTTTGTATCTCCGTCTCCTTGTAGAAGAATTTCCCTCCGATGTTCGAGTAGGGAACCAGCCCCCTGTCCCGATGGTTCTGCAGGCTTCTCTTGGAGATGCCGAGGGCTAGGCAGACCTCCTGCGCGTCGAGTCACTTCTCCGGTGAGGATGGTGCGATTTTCTTCTGGAAGTCGGCCATCTGTACCGACAGCGTACTGAGCCTTCTTTTCAGTTCCAGATACGTGCTCGTTTCAATAAGTGTCAGTTCCATAATCCTTTTTTTATGATTTCGGGTGCAAGATAACGCAATTTTCCATACGTATATAAGGCGTGTCATATATAGTCAGTGAAAGTCGGCAATAGTCAGGGGGTCGGCAAACACGCCCTCCTTCTTTTTGGGCGGCATGACGAATCAATCGACCTTATTTGCCTAGAATATCGGATTAATTTCCTATCTTTACCCCGGAAATACGAATTCAACCGGGGTCAGGGCCAATCCCTGTCCCTGCTGATATATAGACATAACGTTCGCGGAACGCCCTCAAGACGAAATCTGGTAAATTTCACAAGAATAAGGGACCTCTGCGTAAGGCTATGCTATGCATTGTCATAGCGTGGCTTGCGCTGCTCTTATTCTTGGTTTACCAGAGCCACGTCTTGAAGTCGCGTAAGGCCACGCTCTTTTTATGGCCTTTTCCGGAACCATTACGAAACAAGAAAATTGAATACCCATATGGCAACGGTTCAGATTCTGGCTTTCATTACCCTTGACGGCTATCTTGCCCACAGGACGACATTCCCCGATTTGTGGGGACATCCCGAAAAATACGGCATCACCCGTATCCGGGAGGATGCCTTGTCCCGTCTTGATCCTGAAGTTTCCTTCATATCCCTTACGGAATGGAAACGCGGACATTCCGGCGTGTATCTTGCGGAGGCCACCCCGGAAACGCTTCCCTTTACGGACAGCCTGCTCCGTTTTCGCATGGCTGACGAGCTGGTGCTGTATATCCTGCCCTGTTTCCAGGGGGAAGGTTCCCGCCTGTTTGAGGGAAGTCCCGACCCTTCCACATGGAAACTGGCCGGGACACGGTGTTTCCGAGGGGATGTCTGCCGTCTGCATTACAGGCGGGTTCCGGGCGGATGACTATCCTTCTGCCGGATTGTCCCTGAATGTCATCTCTATCTTATAATTCTCGTCCATCTTAAGGGAGGCCTCATAGGGTCTTCCCTTCCTGCTGACAAAAGGCAGGAAATCCGTCTTCTTTCCTTCCAGCAGGCAGAGCATCTCTTCGTCGGTCAGCTCCCTTCAGTTGAACATCCTGAAAAGCAGGAACGCGCAGTCCGGGTCACTACACCGGGCCACCTTCCGGTGAAGGGTCAGCGTTTCCATGCCGCATTTGGGACAGCGGTGGCGGGGCGGCTCGGGATGCTCGAACCGGACCTCCGAGAGTTCCTCCACGATCTGCCGCGCGTATTCTTCAATCTTTTGGATGAACACGTCCGCATCCAGTCCTCCCCGTTCAATCTCCTGCAGGTCCTTTTCCCACCGGGCGGTCATGTCCGGGGCGGCGATCAGCTTGTCCTTAACTGTTTCATACACCTCCAGCCCTTTGGGGGTCGGCAGCAGATCGCATCCCCGCCTCTCGACATACCGGCGTGCGATGAGCAGTTCGATGACACCGGCCCGGGTAGAGGGCGTGCCGAGTCCGCGGTTTTCCATCTCGGACAGCAGCGAGGCTTCCGTAAAGAGTGGCTCGGGGGAGGTTTCCACGCTTCGGACGGATATGTCCGTTACCGGCAGCACCTCGTCCGGTTCCCAGGAGGGAAACACGGTGTCCTCTTCTTTCCCGGCTTCGCCATAAACGCTTTTCCAGCCGGCATGCACCCTCCGGCGGTATCCGGCCCCGAACCGGATTCCCCCGCATTCGAGGCTGACGTTCACCTCCTCCCCGGTACAGGCATCGGAAAATGCCTCCAGCATCCTGCCGGCGATCATCCAGTAGATAATCTGCTCGTCAAGCGGCAGTTTGCCGGGCACGCTTTCCGTTATGATGATGGCATGATGTCCGCTCACCTTACCGTTATCGGCGGCATGGGTGGACAGAGCCTTGCCTTCCAGTGCTTCCGCATGGCGTGCAAGGCGCGGATTGTCTTTCAGAAGGGAGAGCAGTGCCGACATCTTCTCCAGCATGTCCTCCCGGATATGGCGGCAGGAGGTGCGCGGGTACGAGACGTATCCTTCCTCGTACAGCCTTTGCAGAATGGATGCCGTCTGTCCGGCCGTCAGGCCCGTCCGGAGGTTCGCCTCCTTCTGCAAGGAGGCCAGGTCATACAGGAGCGGCGGTTCCTCCACCGTCCCCTTTCTCTCCACCTGTATTATCGTGGCCACACGCGATGCCGGGATCCGGTTCCGGGCGGCGATAGCATCTTCCCGCCGCGTGTATTTTTCCGGGCAGGTGAAAACAAGCTCTTTGCCTTCCTTGAGGACCGACAGCTCCAGCCGGTAATAGGGTACGGCGGTAAAATCCCTGCTTTCCAGGTAACGGCGCGAGATGAGGGCGAGCGCCGGTGTCTGTACCCGTCCGAGCGAATGGTTCCTTCTTCCGGCGGCCATGCCGAGCGCGAGGCTCGCGTTGTATCCGATGATCCAGTCGGCTTCCCGCCGTGCCCTGCCTGCCAGATACAGGTCTTCATAGAGACTGTCCGGTCTGAGGTCGAAGAACGCCTCGCGGATCGCATCGTCCGTCAGCGAGGAAAGCCACAGGCGTTCGGTTTTCCCCTTGAAGCCCAGATAGCCATAAAGGTTGCGGGCGACCAGCTGCCCCTCACGGGAGGTATCGGTTGCCGTAATCGCCCCGTCCGCTTTCCGCAGCAGCCCGCGGATGACCTCCAGCTGCCTGACGGCTACGGGGTCATCCCGGAAACCGTCCTCCGTCCTTGTCTGGCGGACGGTGAGTCCGGACGGAAGGGCAAGGGGGAGCATCTCCTTTGTGAGAGGCCCTTCCATACAGGAAAATGGGGAAACCGGGGCCAGCAGATGGCCGAACGTTCATGTGACGGCGTATCCGTTTCCAATGAGATACCCGTCTTCCATCTTGTCCGCGCCTAATACGCGGGCCAGTCTTTTAGCTACAAACGGCTTTTCACAAATCACGACTTTCATTCTTCTTACATTTTAATTGTTGTTTGTTGTCTGTTTTTTATGGGCTGTCCCGTCCCATGTCCCTTCTTCACTTTCCCGGCTTCTTTGGCGGGTTTCTTTCCGCTCCGTGGTTTCCTTATCTTCCCGATTTTCTCGGAAAGCCGCGGCGCATTCTCCACGCTTTCCGTGGGGGAATGGACAGTCCGGGCGGGAGGAAGCCCCGCAGGAACCATGTCATACCCTTTGGAGGTCATCTCCAGCCTCACATGGTCCATCGGCTTGAGGTACAAGGTGGCTTTTCCGTCAGAGGTGAACTCGTAAAGGACTGTCTCCCTTCCGGCGAGTATGCTCCCGTAGTCCTGGTAGCAGAGGCTTTCCTGCGGGACACCGTTCTGGCGGAGCATCCCGCAGATCTCATCGGGACACAGGTTTCCGAATTTCCTCTCATGCGGCGAGGCGAATATATACTCGTAGGTGGACAGCAGCAGGCTCTCCTGAAGCAGGCTCGGGCAGCGGTCATAAGTGGTCATCCGGTATATTTTCCGGGATATGTCCTTCAGCTGCTGGGAAAGGTCGCGGGGCTTGGAGGAGAGCGGTATGCCGCCCAGCCGGATCAGCGAGCGGTTGATGTCGTTTATGACGTTCCTTTCCCAGCGGGCGAGCAGGTCCGCGCGGTTCTGCCGGAAATTGTCACGGAGGATACCCGGGAGTCCCCTGGTATTGAAGAACAGGCCGGCACGCTTCCATATGGAAGGTTCCTTCAGGTTGGCGGCCCTCCAGCGGATGACATTGAAACGGTAACCCTCCATGAATTGCCGTAGCGGGTTCCGGTATGAGAACATGTCCCTTATGGTCTTCTGCAGCGCCTTGCGCTCGATGGTGCGTCTTCCGGCATCGAGCAGCTCCTCGGGAGTGAATGAATCTGTTGTTTCCATTGCGGTTTATAATTGAGGTTTCACTTGTCTGGAAGCCGCGCCCTTCTGTTTGCGGGCCGGCCTTTTTTTCTTTTCACCGGTAGCCGGAGAGGCCGTCTTCTTCTCCGGACTTTCCGCTATGCCCCGTATCCTTTCCGCATACTTGTCCGTCTTCAAGGTCACGGCGGGCATCTCCCGGCGGATTCCTTCCCTTTTCAGGAGGAACTCCGCGACGGCCCTGGACTTTTCCCGAAGATTGTGCATCCTGTCCTCATAAGGGAGATCCCGGTACAGTTCCCTCTCTCTTGCGAGCGTACGGAACTCCTTCTCGATACCGGCGAACTCTTTCCTGTGACGGAACGTCTCGTCCGTATACAGTTGGGCGTATCCCCTTCGGGCGATATCCTGCAAGGTCATGATCTCCCGGTTGTTCCCGGAGAGCGTCAGGGAGTTGGCCCTTATGAAACGCTCCAGGTTGTCTGCCGTGGGCGACATGTCGAAAGAGGCCGTCGGAAGATAGCCGGACAGGATCTCCAGCGGGGGCTGCGAGGCGGGGAAATCCCGTCCGTTATCCTGCGACATCTCCAGCAACCTCCGGGAAGATGTCTCGATCCGGTAGATGGAAAGCGTTTTCAGCCCTTCCCATGCGGGGGAATAGAAGCGGTCCGCCATGTCCTGCAACAGCCCGCGCATACGCTCCGGACCCTGCAGGCCGTCATTGAACACCCTCACACCCCGTTCCGTCTTCACGAAGGTAAGGCGGAAAGAGGCCTTTTTCCCTTCCGAGAGCCTTTCCATGGCGGCTTCATAGGCCTCGTAGTTCCGGTAACCGGGCGAATGTTCCATCTCTTTGAGGCCGGTACGGTTTATCTCCCTCCCGTGCGCCCGCAGGTAGACGGCCCGTCTGAGCGGGACCGGGTTTCCTTCGGTTACCCCGCCGCATTTGAGCATGTACCTGCAAGTCTCCTCCGGTTGTTTCTCCAGCAGTTCCTCTGCCGGGGGAAGCAGCCTTTCCGGCACCCCGTAGAAGGCCAGCAGCAGGTTGTCCGGAACCGCCCTGTTCCCTTCCTTTATGGCTTTCCCGGCGGTATAGTCGATGAATGCCATGAAGGAATCCGCGCCCTGCGGCCTGTGCCGGGTTACCATGAAGGATTTTATCCGGTTGTCCGGACACAGTTCCAGATAGAGGTTCCCGAGCTTTTCCTTCCCGGGCCGTCTCAGCCATTCCAACCATGCCATGCTATATCCGTCTTTTAGGGGTTCCGTTTGCGTTCTTCCGTCTGTTTATTGCCTTTTTACCGGCAAGCGGTTCAGACGCGGGCTTAAGTCCTTTTCCCTGTATGGGAGGCACGTGTTCCCGCACCTTGTATTCCGTTCTGAGGATTCTCTCCGCCATATCCCTGGAGGCCTGCCCGAGAGCCCGGTACATCACAATGTCGTTCCTTTTCAGGCAGGTCTGCCGCCGTTCATACAGGCTGTGGAACCCGGCCCGGTGGACGGATACCTTCTCCAGCTGTCCGGGATCCGACACCCCTCTGGCACGGATTTCAATCAGGGCCGCTATCTCGTTTGCCTCGTCCGTGGCATTCAGGCCGAAGATCCTGACAAACCGCCTGAACGCCTCCCCGTCCGCGTGCATGGGGCAGCCGGCTGACGGGCGGAGTTCGGTGACAAGGGAACCAGGCAGATAACGGGCCTTGCGGGGTGAACATGGCGGCGCACCTTCCGGCCGTATCCGATATGCCCTTATCGGATGTGCTGAAATGGTATGTCTCCAGTTTCTCCAGCCCGTGGAGTTCGGGGGAGAAATACCGGTCCGCATGGTACTGTAGGTAACTCTCCAGACATTGCAGCCCCCGGCCCGAGTCGTCGAACAGGAGCACGCCCTTGTCCGTGCGGACGGCGGAGACGGTACGCTCGGGCAGGGCATTCTCCCTTCTTTCATGGTAACCGTGGTACGCTTCCAATGCTTTTCTGGTATCCGGATCGTCCAGCAGCTGTTCCGTTCTTTCCAGTATGGCCCACATTCCTTCCGGCAGGCCGCCTTCCGTGGTCTCATGGAGGAACGTGAGGCTGCGCAAGTCAAACGAGGGCAACTCCCGGATATCGTCTTTTCGGATATAGTCGTCCAGCAGTTCCGGAAGGCCGTTGTCCGTCCGTTCCGCGTCTGCCAGGCAGAATACGGATTCATTGGGGACATACGCCCCGCCAAGGGCCAGCTCGGCCTGTCGGAGCAGATAATCGCCGCATTCATGGTCACTGTGGCACACGGCATAATCCACCAGCCTGTCCCGCCTGTCCACGTTGAAAAGGACGACCGGTCCGCTCTGTCTTAAATCGGTTTCTTTTTCCATATCTTTCTTCCTTGTTTTACATTTTGGGACGGGGTCCCGTCTTCTTTTTTGTACTTTTGGGAGAACCATGCGTCCTCTTTTCCGTATCCCGTTTGAGCCCGACGGTTTCACGGTCCCCGGGTGGACAGTTGCCAAAGACGATGCGGTCCGTATTTCGGTCCACCCATGCATACGCATGAGCGGGGTCGGCCCCGGCTTTGCACGGCAGGCACAACCCGAGGCCGGCCTTAAGGATGTTCCGGTGGAAGGCGGACAGCCGCACCCCTTCCACATTGACCGTAGGGGCGGGATCATCCAGTATCCTTCCTGCCGTGCGGTGTCCCCGGACATCGTAGGCGGAGTCCATCAGTCTCTGCAGCTGCAGCCTGGTCTCACGGGTTCCGTCCCCTTCATGGGGGACCGCTTCCGGCATGCGCCGGAGTGCTTCCAGATACCTGTCGTAACGTTCCAAAGCCTCCAGGGTATCGGTGATATTTCTGTTACGCAGGCTGGCCGAGCAACCTGCATTTCGGCAGAAACTGCCGAAATCCTCCGCTGTCGGTTCCATTCCGTTTATATAACGGATATCCATCCGGAGGTTATCCGGCTTTCGCGCGTAGGGATATGCCGCAAGGGACATTTTCTCCGGATTGACCGGGGAAAGGTCATGGAGTACGCCTTCCGCCTCATGGACACATACCGGACCCAGGTCGAATGACGGGTCGAAATAAGCATCGGCCATTCCCTGAAGGAATTCCCGCAGGCTTCTCCTGCCTTCTTCCGTATGGGTGAAGAAGAGGAATCCCCGGGCTGTCTCCACGGCCGTATAGTTCCGGGAAGGGATACCGTTCCCGACAATCCGCATTCCGGTTCCGGCTCTCTTTTTTCTGATCATGGCTATATCTTGGGTTTGTTACTTTTGGATTTCATTTCTCTTTTCCTCGCTTTCCCGTCCGGTTCCGGCTCAACAGGGCGGATCAGCCCGTCGTCTGTCATCCGGTATGTCCGCACGCCGAAGAACGGCCTTGCCGATGTTACCAGCCGGTTTTCGAACTTGTCGGCCATGCAGTACAACCGGTGGCGGTTTTCCGGAGACTCATTCTCCGGCAGGTGCACCGCGTGCCCGTCGGCAAGCACCGCCCTTTGGACGGGGTTCAGCTTGACGCGGCCCACCGTGAAGGTAAGGTCCCCGTCATCCAGCTCGTTTACGATGGAACGGTGCCCCCTCACGTCGAAGTCCCTTTGCAGGATGGCTTCCGCCTGGCGGCTGATAACCGAGGAATAGATCCTGAAATCGTCCGCGTTGAACGCGGCGGCGGTTTTCACCTGCGTGACCTGTTCCAGCTTCCTTGCCACCGGCAGCAGGGTGTCGAAGTACGTGAACGGCTTCTCATGGACGTTCATGTAACCGTTGCGCGCGACGGTCAGCAGCCGGTAGATGTCGTAGTTCTCACGGCTTACGGTCGTCCGTGTCCTCCCGTCATCCTTGAAGCGTGAGATGAAACTGCCGAAGCTCTCCGCGTCGGGACGCAGCGGATGGCTGTAGAGGGGAGTCAGCCCTTCCGTGAATCCCTCCGGCAAGGCGGACGGGGCGACATGGCGGTGAGGGGAAAAGTCGAACCCGTTTACCGGAAAGTAGCCGTAAGGGGCGTATGCCGTGTCGATATGGGGCGGCAGCTTCCCGTCCAGGACGGGACATTCATAGATGTCCAGCCGGCCCATGTCGTAGTGCGGGTCGAAGTAATGGTCCGCCACATGCTGGATGCAGGCCTTGAATCCTTCCCTGCCGACCTTGTTGCCGGAAAAGAGCTGGTAACCGAAACCGTTCTTTACTACCGTAAGGGGCAGCACGTATTCCGGCTGCAGGCGGTAGATGTTTTTCCTTTCGCGCTGTTCCTGGAGGAATTCGACATAGCCGCTCTCCTGCATGAGGTACCTTTTCAGCGCGGAGCAGTCCGGCGTTCCTCTGGTCAGGGTGGAATATACCGCGTCGGCAAGGGTGATTTCCTTTACCGGCAACCGGTTTTCCGAGGCAAGGAAAGGGAGGAGCGTGTCGCGTATGTAACGGTCGGCCGTCTGTCCCGTTCCGGGTGGCGGCACGTTCTTCATGCTTTGGAAGCGGAAGACGAGCAGCGTCACGTCCGGCACGTATGTGCAGAGGGCGGAGGCCTTCACGTTGTCGTCCAGGAACCGCCTTACTCCGGTTTCCACGTCGCCTTGCTGCAGGAAACGCAGGGCATTTTCCGAAGACGGCAGGTAATGGCCGTACCTGTCTATGGCGATACAGACCGTGCCGGGCTGCTGCGGATTGAAATAAGGATCGGAAGATGATCTGTTGTCCATCGTATTATCGTTTTAGTTGTTTACGGTTGCTGTTCTTTTTGGCCTTTCCGGGCTTGTTCTCCTTTTGCCGGTCTGAAGTACCGTACCCCCGTACCCTGAAATCCGTTCTCAGGATACGGTCCGACTTTTCCCGTACCTCGTCCAGTATCCTTTCCATGCTGTCCCCTTTGGAAAGGCCGTTTACGCAATCATCCATCCTCCTGACGAATTCCTTGAACCGGAAATGGTAGGCGAAAGCCGGATCGAGGATGATGTCCCTGTCGAAATGCCTCCGCAGGGCGAGCAGCCGGCAGATGTCCCTGCTGTTCCCTTCCGGACGGCAGCCGGAGAAATCCTCCAGGCGGCGGTATTCCGTATCGGAGGGCTCCATGTCCGTGGCGAACTCCAGCGTCCATCCTTTCTTTTCCGACGCCCCGATACCGGCATACGCGTCGAAAGGGTCGAACGTGTACCTGTTTGTTCCCGCCTCTTTCCGGCAGGAGAGGTCGGTGAGCCCGTACAGCCTCGCGGAAGGGGAATCCACCCGGTATTGCCTGACGGGACCGGATTCCATATGAATGGAGAAATAGTTGCCCAGCAGGAATTTGTAGAAGCTGTCAATCCCTTTCCGTCCGATATCGCCGCCACTGAACACCAGCACGCCTTTTGGGGTCTCGATGACGCGCAGGGGCAGTTTGTACCGGGGGATATATTTGTACCTTGCGGCCAGCTCGTCCTGCCGTCGGCGGAACTCCGTGAGACGGTCGATCTGTCCGGCATTGAGGCGGAGAACGCCGCCCGGCTCCACCGGCAGCCCCTCGGAGCGTGTGAAGGCCATGTCGCGCAGGTTGACGCTTACCACCGGCTTCAGCCCGTTCTCCCTGATATGGGGAAGCAGCCCGCCGGTGATATACTCCTTGACAGGGGTATCCCGGAAGAAGGGAGGAAGGGCGGACATGCGGGGGAAGCGGTAGACCTCCATACGGGTATCAGGGATGAATGCCGATATCCGGGCGGTTTCCACCCCGACATGCAGGAGGCTGAGGAACTGGTAGGTCATGCCGTCCTGGCCCGGATGGACAGGATAAAGCTGGTAGGAAGAGGCGGCATGGGGCTTGTCCCTGCCCGTCTCGTAGCAGACAAGGAGGCTGCCTTCGCCTTCCCCGGCCAGCAGCTCTTCCAGCTGCTTGAGGTTTTCTTTTGCAGGTGCCAT